CCTGTTCCACCAGTCGTACTTGGGTTTGCCATATTAATATCCTAAAATCAGTGATTGATGAGTTGAGCTTTGCATAAAGGCTCCTTTTTGTTTTACTTTTTTGTTTGTTGCCATAACAATGTTTCCATTTTGGTTTGTATCGGCTGACATAGTTACTGATCCAGTAAACGTCCCACCACCAACAGGGACAAAGTTAGCATTATCTAATGCACCTATGACCTGCACCATGACTACATCACTAGCAGTCAGTGTAGCACCACCAATCGTAAGCGTGTTGGCACTAGCATCCAACGTATAATCCGAGTCATCTAGCAACACACCATTAAGATACACGTTGACTAGATCACTGGCTACATGATTAATGCTACTAAACACATTCCAGCCACCTCCCGAAGCAGGTGTAGGATTGTATGTCGTAACAGTATTGCTAGAGTTACTCACATAACCTATGCACTCTACCACGTCGGCTGCTACCAGAGCAACTCCCGTAGCCAAGACAATGTTAGTACCCTGGCCTGCACCTGTGTAAGTATAGTCATGGGTAGACCCACCCATTTCAGGATGGTTTCCTACCAGCTTAACTCCGTTCAAGTAGACATCAACACGGCCTGCATTGTAGCTAACATTCAACGTAGGGTTGGTGCTAGTCAGCCCAGTATATATCCGTCTGTCTATGCCTACATTATCTAAGGTGAACCCAATGTACCCACCTTCAACAATGCTAGATCCTACACTCATGAAATCTCCAGTACGCTAAGAAATGCGTTAAGTACGTCCTCGGTGTTACATTGTATCTTCACAATGTCACCAGTCTCCATCACAATCTTGTTGCCACGCATGACTTCAAGTGCTGTGTTTTTAGGTATGCTGACATCCTTGAGAAATATAATATCCGTACCACTACCGCCATTGCTATCATCGTGCAAAGTAACTGTGGCCGTAATATCACTTGCACCTTTGTTAGTCAGCGTCATGCCAATCAGAATTGACGTAGTAGCTCCGGGTGCTGTGTATACAGTCTGGGCCGATGAGTGGTCTACTTCTTTTGCCCAAGCATTTTTAAATGTGTTTGCCATGTGTTATCCTAGTGCAAGTGCCATTACAGTAGCCTGACCAATCTCAGCCAAGCAGTCATTTATTTCTTTTGCTCTAACAAGAGTACCCATCCCGCTGTACGTCACATTAACTGAGCTAGAGCCGTAAGTGCTGTGCAATAGTATAAACGCTCTGTCATAGTCCACAAAAAACTTAGTATTTGCATCTATACTACCAATAGCACCGACCAATGTCAAGCCAGAAATTGCGGGTGCAGCGTTCCCACCACTAAAGCTCGCTGTAGCAGGACGTTCATTAAGATACCCTATCTTGTAGTTCGTACCACCCTGAGCAGCTAACGTACCGAGACTTACAGCCTCATTGGTTATGCTGTTCAACTGGTACGTACTGCCATCAATGTCAAGCCTGAGATCGACCTGAGTGCTAATACGTGTAGTAGGATTAGGTACTGCCATTCGTTATCTCAGTCTAAGGTAAACTTAAGCTCACCAATATTAAACTTGGGAGCAGGGTCACCATTGTTGATAGTCTTAGAGTTGGTCAGTGTGCCGTGCAGGATAAGGTTTCCGCTACTAGACGCATCGTACAACCCAAACCCTACAACAACACCCCAGTTAGCATTAGGTGTATTAAACGTAATAACCTTAGCGTTACTAACTATGTTACCAGCCCGTGTCCAGTTGGCTGAACCCCGAGCCGTGTTGGTGTTACTCCTAGCATAGTTACCACCCGATACTGCAGTACCACCAGAGCCAGCATCGTTGACTGCCACAGTAAATAGTTCAATCCAGTACCCAGAAGCAGGTGTATAGTTACCAGCTCCGTCTGCGTCGAACAGATGATCTATGAGCTTCTGCTCAAGATAGTCACTCATTGCACTCATTGGTTTCCTTTCTCGCGATTGTAGTCATTAATGAGCTTTGTTAATATATTCAAAGTACCGTCCTTCCTGTTTTTCTCAGTTATAGCTAGAAGCTTATACTGTTCTTTAAAGTAGTTGTTTATTGTCTTTTTGTACTTGGCTGGCGCACCTTCCAGTCCCTCGGTAAGATACTTCCACTTGCCAAATATAAACTCGGCTTTGTCAACAGCCGTCCTACGTGGACCAAACTGATCTCGCCACTCACCAATAGATCCAATAGCATCAGTAGCATTTTCAAACGGAGTGTCCTTTAAAGTCTTATCAGCTTCTTGTATGTACTTGTCTATCTTGTAGTGCGTTACCATAGTTGATATAAAATTCTTCATAACCAACACGGCACTAGCTTTGTATGTATCACCATAAGACGTAGGCCACTCACCATCATTAACAAGTGTCTTAGCCATTTGTTCTATAGCTTTAATCCCTTGTGGCAAAGTATCAGTACCAGTCTTAACACCATGCAAGTACAAGTTAAACACCTCTGCCATCTTAGGACGTATGGGCTTCATAACCTTACTTTCGTAGTTATGTAATTGTGCGTCCCTTGCTATAAAGTTCTTTTCTTTCTGCGCATACTCTGGGTATGTCCTACCGATGTGACGATTGATAAATGGATACAACTCATCCATCCTCTTCCAGAAATTTTCGTCACCTGCATATGTAGAATTATCAGCAAGCACCTTAAAAGGATACTTAGCTATGTCTACTAAAGTGTTGCTTGGAGTAAGCTGAGTTGTAGCTGCTTCAAGCCTAGCTGGGCTGGCTAAGGGTACATGATCTGGCAGAATTATTTGCATATGCCTAGCGAAATCTATAGCCATATTACTGGTATCTCTAGTAGCACCTTCGTACCTGTAGTTAATTTCATCAGCCCGAGATACTTGACCCTCGTTTTTAAATATAGGTCGATCACCTAACATCAGAGTATTGTTACGATAAATCTCAAGTATCTGTGCAGCAGGTGGTATAAATCCCTGCAACTCTACTGGAGCAGAAGCTGCTATAACGCTATATGCTGCTAACAGTTTATCCTCCATAAACTCAGGTCCTTCAGGATACTCTCCTGGCCTCTGCTTCTGGTAATGGTAATCATACACAACTATAGTCAGCAACTTAGATAAAGCTGCTACTGGATGCAAAGCGTCTTTTACTATAAGACCATAGTGTATGTCTCTGCCTCCACCTACCTGCTTTTGGGTAGCACCTAAACCCTCACCACCAAAAATCATAGTAGTACGTATACGCTCTTCTAACGGCCTATCCATATCAGCGCCAGGTGCTATTGCCTCATTAATCGCACGAATAGCTCCATACCCTAGCATCAACTGCGGTATCATCTTTGCCACAGCTTTAGGATTTTGGACAGCCATCTTAACTACAGCGTCCGTACTCTGTATGCCTGCATTTAAGAACGGCAAAAACTTCCTAGCACCATTAGTCCACACACCGGATCTTCCGTAGTTCAGTCTTTCAGTCACCTTAGCAGCAGCACGCTCACCGCTAGAACCTCTCGCTCTAAGCATTTGGTACTCTGTTAGCCTAGCACCCATCTCTAATCCAGCAGCAATCTCTACCCACTTGCCATACAACTTTAACGTGGTGTCAGCTGCATACTTTAGCTTGCCTCGTTTACTTGTATTTTCCAACGCCCGTCTGGCAGTATCTAACATACCCTGGTCCATCTCAGCCCGTGCCAAAGACAACGCAGTTCCACCATGATCTAGGAAATCTTTGTACTCACCATCTTTACCCTTCCGTAACACACTGACCACGTTATAAAAGAATGGTCTAACTCTATGGTCACCAGTCTTACTGCCAAACTGATACTCAGCACTTAGCTTATACAGATCAAACCAACCGCTGTTAAAGCTGTTAGTGTGAAACTCTGGGTGAGTTGTTATAATGTGCATCATATCAGGTATTATCATGCTTGCCCCAAAGCTAGGATCAGCCGAGACAAGTTGTTGTCTAATACCAGCACCAGATGCAATCCTAAACATTCTAGCTGCTACTTCAAGGCCATCGTTTCTGTTAGCCACTTCCTTAAACACACCAGCATTAAGTAGTTTAGCTTGGTCAGCAGTCAGATATACACGCTTGCTTTTGCCACCATCTATATACTCGTATGGAACGTGTGAGCCAGTCTCCTCCCATCCCTTTATCTTGTCTGGATTAATCACTATCTCAAGCTGGTCAGGATACTTCTCACCTACCCTAGCTGCTGCTTGTAGTATTCTATTCTTAGCAACGGCATTATTAACTCGGGATATCTGACCATGCAACAAATGTCTTATATCAAACTGAGTATCGTCTTGCTCCGCTTTTTGCAGGTATTGCAACACTTGCTTAGAGTTAGCTTTATCAGCCTCATTACCTAAGTGCATGATACGTTTCTCTAAGTCTATCATGCGTCGGAGTGGCATCCAAGTCCTGCCCTCTATTTGTCCATAACCTCGCTCACTGACCATGCCATTTTCCATAGCATATTCTAGCGACTGGTCAAACATACTCTTTAAAGCCTTAACATCACCAATTATCTGCTCCAGACTCCAAGGTGTTTCATCGCTCTTAGCTCGTAATTGTATATGCTCAGCAAGCCCACGTAACTCTGCCATAGTTAGCTGAGTCTCGAACTTCCCACCTCGGTTAGACACCCGTGCCTTGTGCTCTCGTAATGCTAATGCTCGATACAACCCACTAACATCTTTAAGATACTCAGGCTCCCAATTGTTTATGTTGGTGTCCCTATCAAATAAATGCCAATCATACTGAGTTTTACTAGACGCACCATAGCTCATATGGAAGGCGTCTGCTAACTCATCGTAACCCTTCTCCCGCCATCTGTAATCTAGCAAACCAGATGCACCAACAAAGCCTCGGTACATACCCTCTGCTGCTCGCTTAAGGTAGCCTTTGTTTTGTTTCTCTCTAATCTCTAGTAAGCGTTTTTGGCTGTTAGTCCATGCGTCACTGTACGCATCGTACGCCATTGACCTAAACTCATCTAAGGTCATGTTTTGCCTAAAAAACACATCAAACCCATCTTCAGCAGCATACACATCCGTTAGCGTAGCATCCTTTTTGGCATACAAGTACGAGTACCTCTTGCCTAGGTCATCTTTATATGCTTTAAGAGCAATAAGGGGCACTCTATTTTTGTATGTTTCAGACTTAGCTACTAAATCCAATCTCTCTTCCACAGCCTTACGATGCAACATCCTAACTATATCAGCATCAGCAGTGATACCACCTATATCCCCAGGCTCATCTGCAAATAACCTTATAGCCTCTTCTTGGCTAAGCTCGTATAGCTTTAGTTCCCTAGTCTTAGTAGATCCATCTTTGCCTACATAAGTACGTACAGCTACCTTTGACCGCAGAGTAGCCTTGTCTGTAATATCAATCTTTTCCTTGGGTGCTAAATCCCAATCACGATCAGGTACACCTTCTAAGTATCGTGGGTTCTCGACAATAGACTTAGGCTGATAGTGCACACCATTACGCTCATAGTAGTCTTGTTGCCATAGCTTATTAGTCTCTAGGATGGCATCAACTTCAGCTTTTATAATAGACTGCACATTAGGTCGGTCTTTCTCAGTAACAGCACCACGATCTTTCCACTCATTAAATATCAATTCTGGCAAAGTGTGTGGTTGGATACGCTCTACACTACCGAGATTGTAATTCTCTTCCATCGTCCTAAGCCAAGCATCCCAGATACTTAACTCGTTGTTAGGGTTAATAGACACATCATTGAGTGCCATATTAAACCCATCTGGGTAGAAATCTTTGCTAAAGGTTACTGGCTTAAACTCTTTAAAGTAGTCTCTTACGCTATATGTCCTGTCCCTAGCTTTACGGCTATTTACCCAGTTCATTATATTGCGGTACGCCTGAGTTACAGCACCTGGAGCATCCTTGTCTGAACTCATACGTATCTGCCCACCCTGCATCAGAGCAAACAGAATAGCGTTAGCAGCTGCTTCCTCGTTTGTAGCACCTGCAGCTTTAGTAATACCACCGCCTACCGCAGCAGCAGTCAACATCTGCCACATAGGTTTGATAGGCAAGTGCTTGGTAAAGTGCAAGACACTACTAAACCCAGCATTAAACCCTGCATCAGCCATAAATGCAGCAAGTGGCTCAGGCTCCCTACCTTCTGCTAAGGCATTAGCATACTCTTGAAATATGCTAACTGTGCTACCTGCACCAAAAGTAGTGAGAAACTTACCACCTGTGCCAAGACTAAACCTAAATGCGTTACCTATAGTAATCCCATAACGAGCTAAAGCACCAAGACCAACTCCAGTAGCAATAGCAGGCACAGCAACACCAGCAGCCATAGTAACGCCCACAGCGGCAAGCATACCAGGAGCTGCATGGCCAAGATGGTAGAACACCTTATCCATAAACTGTGCTTCTGCATCATCACCATCATAGGCTTCCCAAGTCTTGACTTCATCCATTACCTTCTTGATAAAGTCTTCCCTAGCAGCAGGCTCCATGTCAGGGGTATTATCAGCTATATCACGTGCTAACTCATACGCACCTATACCTAACTCAGCACCACCCCTACGAAATCCTTGGAGAAAGTTGCCTACTGGCTCAGCGAATACCTCACGAAGAATAGGGCCAAAAGTCTGTACTATGCTATTGCCTTCAGCCCACTCATACATATCCCATTGAGCCTGAGACTCTTCCTCTAAGTTCGTACCAAAAGCGTGGTCCACTTCAGCCTGCTCGTAAACCTGCTGAACTTCAGCTTGGTCAAGTACGGGTTCTGTACCTGCTGGAGTATCGCTATAGTCGAAAGGAACTGCCTCTAGGTCCAAGTCTGGTAAAGACTCGCCAAATCCGCCAGTATTAAGATACTCAGACATTAGTATTCATTACCGCCATTTAGGTTATTCTTAAATATACCCTGAAGCACCTTCAACCTAGTCATAAGATAGTTGAATTGCTTTGCTGTACGATATGGAGAATTAAGTGCATAGTATTGTTTATACACTTCTTCAGACATTGGCCCCAACGGAGAGTGAGTTAGCACATCCTCACTAGCCATAGCACTACCAGTAGTTAGCATACTTCTATTAGCCTCAGTAGTCACTGGCATAGTGTCTTTAAGCCTTGCCATCTCTGCTTTCATCTTCTCGGCAAACACATCACCAAACTTACCAATTTGTGCATCATTAGGCCAAGCACCCTCTAGTGCCTTATACAAATGGTACTGTAGTTGCATAGCCCTATTGTAGTCAGATACTGTTTTTTGGTTAGCCGGATTATACTGTACCAAAGTGCCATCATCTGCCGTAGGCACAGGAGCAGACCAAGTTAGCATATATTGAGTAGCATTCTTATTACGTTCTACTGCTGTAGCACCAGGCCAAACATAGTTGCCGTTTGCTTTTTGCTCTGCTATTTTTGTCTGAAACTCCCCTTGGATATGTGGGTTGTTAGAGAAGTGTGTAGCATACGATGCTTCTCGTTTTACAATAGTTGGAGCCGTGTTTTGGATCTCTTTAGCTACTGGGTTTACTTTAAGGTTATGCTTTTTCCATGGATCTGTTCTACCTAGATCCTTGTAAACTTTACCAAGATCACTAAGTCTACCCCATTTGCCTTGCGGGTCTAAATTAATAAAGCTAGGATCATCATAGTTCAGAGTAGCAGTTACCCCATGGGCATATGTAAGAACCTCACTAAAGTTAGGTATCGCACCACTAGACAAAGCTTTCTCAAAAATGTCTTGTATTAAGGTAGCAGTAGCGATTGATATTTGACGCTGACCTTTTTCACCACTTAGAAAACTACCACCAAGCAAGCCTTTGTCAATACTAGATGACTTTAGCCAATTCTCGTACAAGTTATAGTTAGTCCGAATAGCACGCAAGTTGTCTATGTCGTTTTTGTCCAACTTCTTACCACCGCTTTCCATAAGTGGTATGTTGTTTACACTATCCCAACCTTGGACATCTACTGACAAACCAGTACCACCAAGTACACCTGAGAAATCTTTAAAGAATGGTTTCCAGATAGCCTCAATTACAAAGTCTTCACCCATCTTTGCTTGAGCCTTTTTATCAGCATTCTGGAATGCCATAGCCTGCCGAATAATTGTATTAGTGGCAGACTCGCTAGTAGCTGCACCATCTATAAATGCTTTGTGAAGACTCTTCTTGTAGTCAAAGATTCCAAGCCCAGCCAGCATAGCTACACGACCTTCGACATCACGTTCGTAAGTGTCTTTAGCTACATCTGCTTCATACTGCCGAGCTACCTCTGACCTCATGCTTGTGAGCAAGGCAGTTTTAATTGGTTGACTAGCATACGAAAAGTCAGTTATATTAGGCAAAGCACCTGCACGTTGCTTATTTGGATCACTAAGCCATTTCATCAACCTGTCATCGGCCTTCTTGCTTCTGTCAGCTTCTAAGTTATCAATCTGTGCATTTAGCTGATCAAGCGGTAAAAACTCATACGAAGATCGTAACCTACCAGGGATTAAGCCAGAGTAGATAGCACCATCTAACCGAAGAGATGCTACCTTTTGATTGCCCAACTTATCCATCACATCTCTAAGCTCACCAGGAGGCAAGTTAGCCATGTGCAACTTAAGCTCGTCATTTGACAGGTAGTTAGGCTCACCATACGCAGACATAGAATGCAGGGTTAATGCAGTATATGCTTCTTGCGCTTCTTCTGTCTTACCAGCCGTGTCGAACTGAAGCTGGACTTTCAGCATACCAGCTAAGTTCTTAGGATTGACTTTATAAGTTTTGTCACCTATGACGATACTCTCGGTTGTGTCATAGCTATTGACAAAATTAGTCATAAGAGTTTCCTCACCAGGTACATCAAAGGTAGCTACTACACCCATTAGCCGTTGTACCTCGGTGTCAGATAAAGACTCCCCAGATTTTAACTTACTCATAGCAGCGTATACTGGTCCATGGTACGCTTGCTGAGCCATATGTGATTCTATTAACTTGCCAAACGCATTAGGATCATGCCGATACTTAGCAAATATGTCAGCCTCTTGCTCACGTCTAGCATCGTCAGACATACCCTCAAAATAGTCTGCGTGTTGTGCCATGTTTATAATAGCACTTAACTGTAACGCATCTTTAACTTGGGGTACATGAAGGTACTCATTAACATCTGGGTCTAATGCCCAATTTTTTCCTGGCTCTTTTGCTATGCTATTTACTATCTTAGCACCCGCCTTAAACTCATGATCAAAGTTAATCTTCTTTTGCCATTGACCTATAGCACTATCTGCAAACGTGGCAAACGCTCCGCCTGCATTATTTAGTATAGTAATATGCTCGTCGTTAGGCTCTGTTCTATTCTTTAGACTGTCTTTAATACCAGCCACAGCAAGTTTAACATTCTCATCTGTACCAATCTTAACAAGCTCATCGAGCATTTCTTTGGTAGCCGGTGCATCAATGTTATACCCAATAATGGTATCTACAAGCTCTTTATTACTTGCTAACGCTGGGTGCTTAGAGTATAATTCCTGCAAAGCTATTAATTCTTGCTGATTCTTTTTATACTCTGTAAGAAACTTATTTTCACTTAACAGCCTAAACGCATCATTATGGCTTAAGTTCCTGCTAGTGACATACTTATTCCACTTAGTCCATGCTTGTCTTTTGCCAGGAGGTGCATTTCTGGGCATATCAGTCATATGTAAAACATCCAGATCAAACGCACCCGAAGCAACCATACCACGAAGACCAGGACCTTGTGCATCAATCACAGCAGTTTGGTACTCTCGGATCTCGTTTAGTGGCTGGTCATACATTATGGTAGCAATATTCCTAGGCACACCAGCAGTTACCAAAGCCTCAACTTGTAGGTCGATGCCCCGAGACTCAGCTTGGTTTTTCTCGTACTCACCAACTCGCTTGTAAAACTGTTCCTGAGTCTTAGAGTCTGTGTATGGAAGCAGAGCAGCTGAGTGCTTTAAGAAGTTAGTAGAATGCCGTGGATCAATAACACGCTTGCCGTACTTGTTTTCTTTGCTAACGCTATTAGTAAGATCATACAACCTAGCGTTATTGATAGCATCAGCCTTTTTCTGGTTCTGCTCGTAGACTCTTTTGTTATTCTCTAAGGCTATCTGCCTATTGAGTAAGCGTTTGTCCTGCTCTTTTTGCCGTTTATCAGCACGTTCCTCTGCCTCACGACGCATCTTTTCCTGCCACTCACGCTGGTTCTGTGCCATCATAACGTCAGCCAGCCGAGCTGCACCCTTCTCAATAGCCTGACCTAACTGCAGGCTAGGATCTACTCTATTAGCACCTAAGCTTACTACTGTTGCCATATTATGTCACTTAAGCAGGTTTCATCATTGAAGCACCAGCTATTGTACCACCTGCACCAATAAGAGATGGTAACAAGCCAGCACTTCCAGGATCTTGTGTAACTATGTTCTCCATACTACCCGAAGCAGCAACCTGCCCGAGTGAAGTCAACGCAGAGACTTGTGATGTAGCATACTGCTGTTCCATTTGGAGGATGGAGTTGTTAAGCATTTGTGCTTCCTGCACAGTCAACTCACCAGCTTTTAACTTTGCATCTACCTCAGCCATAGCTTGCTTAATATTGTTAGCATCGGCTTGCAAGTTACCATCTACAAGGTTTTTCCAGTTTTGCATATCCAAGTCACCTGCCTTAGAAAATGCCTGCAACTGTAGTTGGCCCTCTTGTCCAGCAGCTTGGGTATCCAAAGTACCACCTGCTATTTGTAATCTACCAGATGCCTCCAACCCTTTTAGTCTAAGTTCGTCTGCCCTAGTCTTGGCTTCAAACTTACTAGCAGCTATAGCATTAGCGACTGACTCGCCAAACACTTTCATATTCTCAGACGTAAGCTGATCTCTAGCAGTCTCATATCGAGCACCACCAGCACCTGTTTGTCTGTTAGTACCTACCATTGATGTTGATAGTGCATCTTGGGCTGCTTTAATACCAGCTTGTGTACGTTGTTCCCAATCAGCCTGTGTTAAGTTGCCAACACCCTGTAGTCCAGTTACCTGCTCTTCTACCGATTGCTGACCTTGTATAGCTCGTAGCTTATTTAACGACTCTAGTGACTGAAACTCTTGAGCATCAAACCCACCTTGACTTCTGCCAAGAGCATTACCTGTGTTAGTTGTACCAACTTTATTGTAAGTCATTTTGCTAGGATCAACAACTGAAGTACTAGCAAACAGTTTAGCACGCTTATTAGCGTCTGCAAACTTCTCTAACCCTGAAGTAGCAGCTTCCTTAGAGGCACGATCCTTTGCAGTAAGCGGGTCCATTTGACTTTTGTCAACACTAGGATCTCTAGCTCCAAGTGCTTTACTAAGGCCACCTACCACATCCTCTACAACATTTAGTATGTACGCAATATGCTTAGGCTGTTTGTTTAGTATCTTATGTTCTATATTAAATGCTTCCATATTACCATGAAAATTCAGGTGCAAAAGAAAAGCCCATCCAGCCTAGCTGAAAGTTTGTGCTTTGTCCACGAAATCTAAACCTCATTTGTTTACCAGCTTTATTCATGTAAAGTCTCTCAGACTCTAGCAAGTCTCTAGGCTCAGTTTGTCGAACTCGCCTAAAGGTAACACCAAGATCATCACTAAAGTGCATAGCAACATCGTCACCAGCACAATAAACGTCAGCAAAGTCTACACGAATAAACGAGTTAGGCAGGTAAAAGTCCTTTGTTTCAACTTCCCAACGAACTGAGTACCCATCATCTGTGTTCTTAACCTCGTTTACATCATAGACAAACAAGTCAGTGTCCTCAATGGACGTTTTAATAGCACTAACATTAACGTACTTGCCGTTGCCTAGCAAAAACTTGTGATACTTAGCAGCTACAAAAAACGCAGTAGTCCATGGTTGGGTATAAGCTTGCCAGTTTTGCCGTAAGTCAGCCCAAGTAAGTGTTTGGTGAGACCGCAAAGCTTTGCCGTAGGTAAACCAGTTATTATATGTACGCGTACTCCAAGATTTGTAAGGCTCGTAGTATCTCAAAGACTCTCTAGCCCCTTCGGTCATACCTTTTGGGTAAACCACGTTAAGCTCACGATTCTCTGGGTCAAAGAAAGCAAACACATAGTGCTGATTGGCTACGTTTAAACTACGATTGACAGTATACAACTCTGACCGAATAGGATCACCAATAGGCTGTAGCTGTTTACCACCATCATACTTGTAAATATTACGCTTGCCGACAAAGTAATGGTATCCTGGCAATGGAGCTACTGCGTTAGTGCCTACTGTACCTTCATTTTGCACAGTAGCTGTAAACCGCACAGACACATTTGGGCTACCAATCCAGTCACCACGATAGATAACATCCTCTTTATAGACAACAATAAAGTCTGACATAGGCTCCATAGCTGCTATGCCAGTAGAACCCTCTACCAACTCAACTATTTCACCACCCTGTGCTGCACGAAAGTCCTCAAAGTCATCTATCTGCGACAACCGCACTCTGTTTATAAACGTCTTAGCAGTTCCCTCAGTAGTGTTGGCAAACATCAACTTGCCGTTAAACAAGCTAACTGCTCTAGCGGTAAAGGCGCTAACAGTGCTAGTAGTACCAAAGTCATGTATATTAGCTTTATACAAGTCCCTGACAGTAACCCCACCTGCACCACTACAGATTACTTTTGGTATATCCACACCATTAGTATAAACTATAGCACCAGCTTTGGTTGCATTAACTGGTCCTGTCGAGCTAATCTGCGGAGTAAACCCAGGTACTATAACAGAGTCTACAGCTTGGGTTGTCACACCATTAAGTACGTGTGCTTTAACAAACCGAGCACCTTTAATAACTCTGCCAGGAAGATCAGCAGCTAGCGTAATATTCCTTGGATCACCTGACCCAGCTATACTTGCAATAGTAGTATGAAACTCTTTTGTAGTGTAAGTCTTTTCCATCTTGGGACTACCACCTGGACTACCAAAACCCGAAGAGTTTAAACCAGTCACGATAGTAGTCACATTACTTGCGGTATTCGCAGATGTAATAGTTTGCTCTACATTGTAGTCAGTGGGACTCATACCAGAGATATAGACAGTATCGCCTACATTAAAAATACCACCATCTGTACCAGATAGCGTATACGTAGTAGTGCTTCCTTTGGTAGTGCCTGTGACGGTCTTGGCATTTTGCACTTTGTATCTAACACCAACATGGTCGTTCTGCGAAAACTTGCCAACATCCGCAGCTGGTATAGAGATCACTGCACCACTAGCCACATCTGCACTAACCAATGCAGAATTAACTGTACCTGTGCCATCACCAGCATCTACAGCATAAGCCCACTCACCCGAGAGCCGTTCATACACAGTATCCGTAGTAACCAGTACCATATCCGTAGTGCCGTTAGGATACTGGATGTTCTCAATAAGCTGAGGTGTGCCACGAACTGCTTGCATAAACCTAGAGAAGCCCCTGTCTGCTGAGATAACACCCTCCCTAATAGATATGTTATGCCCTGCTACAAGTGCATTGTCTGGAATAGTATCACTACGCATATCTTTACGGATACCACCAGTGAACTCTTGCAGGTGCTTGTACTCAAACGATGTCTTGTTAGGCTCAGGCATCTCGCCACCCTCCGTTTTCGTACACTTGGAACTTATTAGTAGTAGTGTTATATACCATCATACCATTAACTGCTGTCAATGCGTCGCGCTCGGTTGTTGTGTAACTAGGCGCACACAGTCTATCCATGTAGTTAAACAAGTCTTTAAACCGTTCCTCGTAAGCATCACAGATTCGCACCATTTCATTGTATGTACCATCATCTGCAAACTGCTCTCTACGTGGTAGTAGCTTGCCTCTATTTACATCAAGGTTCTGCATTAATACTTGATTATAAAGTTAATGCCGTAGTATGGTTGTACTGTGCTTATTGGTGAAGTAGCTGAAAGTGCTTTATTATCTGTCTCTACCCCAGTAGGCCCACCAGATTTAACCAATCCGCTCGTATTACTAATAGTGTAACCAAAGTTTGTAGTCATAGGAGGGCCAGGTTTAGCTGTATCGTTTGTACCAACCCAGCGAGTCTCACCTCCAGTACCAGAATAAGTAACCTTAGATACGCCACCATAGGAGCTACTTCCATCAGCCCAACCCACACCATTATGCAAGGTATGTTCGTGAGCTAACTCGGAGTCATTAATAGCATGTTTGTGCTCTCTTAGGGGTACTTGTGCATCACTCAAAGTGTATTCATCATCACCACCAGCAACACCCAAAGCAGAAGTAAAGTTACCTTGCGTACCAGCACCTACTGGGGTTCTGCCACGAAAGTCAGGGACTGTAGCACTGCTATTACCAGAGTTTAGCACTTCTACTAAGTCTGCGTAGATTGCTCCACTTTCTGAGTTGGTAATGGTTTGGCCGATGCAGAGCAACCATCCTGTTGGTGCTGTTCCTGTGGGCCACATTTTAATTTCTCCAACGAGTCCTGACTTGTTTTGGTTTCCTGAAACAGTAGCATTAATTGTGAGTGAGTCAGAACTTGCGCTGCCAATAGTAGTATTTCCATCTACTGTCAGGTCACCACCAATGTCAGCATCACCATCCCCACTAGGCACAGCTTTATTAACACCGAGCTTGGTGACTCTAGCAGTAGTTGGAGTCGATGCTCCGATTGTGACGTTATCAATACTACCTGCATCGGCATCAATAGTTGCTGTATTAATTGTAGGCGAAGTAAGTGTCTTGTTAGTAAGCGTTTGGGTTTGGTCTGTGCTTACCATTTCACGCTCTGTGTTGTCTGAGCTGGTAAACTTTAGCCGTTGCTGACCTGTGCCACCCTCGATATATACTTCGCTAAACTTAGTAGTAGCACCATTGTTTACTGTAGTGAGTCGAGAAGCAGGATTGTAAGATGTTCGTTCCTGCATGGTAATTCTTCTGTGAAACCCAGAGTCGTTACCTTCAGTCATACCAGATTCAGCCGATGGGTCAGCAACTGCTCCCATCATGTGATCTCGGTTTAGCCTTTCCCTAGTAGCCTCTTTGTCCTCACGGATACGTAACGCACCCTCTAGCACATCATCGGTGTTAGCCGGACTAGATTCATTCCAACTTATATTATTAGCCATTACCTAATTGCCTTCACAAAGGGTTGCTTCCAGTAGTCGCCAGTCATGTCAGGAGCTAAGCTGTCTATCTTCATGTGCAAGTCTGGCTTCATGTTCTGAGCATCTATGGCTTCTTTCATCATAGATCGGAAAATAGCCCAGTACGCATTTGCCCTGTCTGGATTGTTAAGGTGATAAAGTGTCCAGCATATAGTAAGGGCAACTATTAAGTCATCTTTTTTAGTTAGCTCACTTTTGTCCTCATCAGACGAGAGGTCAGCAGGCCATTTAGTATATCGCACCTTTGCTGTGTATGCTTTGTCAGGCGGTGAGTAAAACTCTATTGTCTCGCCCCAAGTAGAATAGTGCGATGGTCGGCCAGTAGTTGAGCCATACAACGGATAGTAATGATCTTTCCATTGTTTATGGTCAACAGC